ACTCATTATCACTTTCAACAATATAATCTGATCGATCAATCTGACCCTTTGCGAGCTTATAATTCTTCATCAGCCGGCGCGCATTTCTCCGGATCTGCTTGAGTCCTTGCCATTCCAGCCAGTCCATGTTCCAGGCACCCCACTCAGGATTTTTTTCTTCCCGGGGAAGAAACTGAATAGGCTGGGTAAGAGTACCCATCCTGTTATACTCGGCTTTTGCTCCGTTCTTGAGCTGAAGGGCATTGTAGATCTGCATGGCCTATCTCAAATTTTTGAAGGGATTTCGCGGAGGTCTTTGATCCGTGTTTGACCCTTTGCCCATTCCGATATGTCGAAATGGGCTCATGTTTAATTTACTGATTTTTGGGGACTTTTCCAAGTACCTGTTGTCCACATAATCCACTCTCTTTCTGTAACCTCTATTGGACTGCTGAATCTTGGCAAAGGACACTAATGCTGCCAAAGATACTAATCGGTCTACGTTTAGATCATCATGGTACTGAGTCATTTCTTCCATAGCCATGATATCCGGTATCCGTTCAATACCATAAGTGGTTTTTACTATGGTGCCATCAGGCTTGGTCTCAGCATCTAGCTCTTCTTTTAAAAATTCAATCAGGTAACTAAGAAGATGTGTTTTAAAGAGGTTACCGGTATTCTTCCAGCCATATTCCTGAAACACATTTTGATTTGCACCAAGGTCTTTGAGAAAGAGAATTTGACTCTTTGGAACCAGGTACTTCTGTTTACGTTTCTGAATCATGTGCTGAATAAACAGTGACACGTTGTTTTCCACCACAGTCCAGGCATTGTAATATTCAATCAAAAGTTCAAGTCTTTCATGAGTCTTGTTAATGTCATCAAATCTACCACACCAGGATGCAACAATTTTATCTCTCTCAATAAAAGTCTCTGTTTCTGCACCATTGACCTTGGTGACTTCTACTGGATTTTTGTAGATATAAATTGAGCATAGAGATTCTGAGGTAGTAGTTTTACCTTCACCTACAGGATCAACGGAGGCGTAATAAGTGCCCCAAGGCGCATTAGCATCTGGTCTTTCATAGAGAACAATACAACCTGATTTGTCCTCAGTTTTCATCTTAATAGGAAATTCCGAGATAGGAATTTTGTTAGTACCCTTAATTTCAATTTCTCCTGTAGCATTTTTGTAGAGTTCAACAAATTCGTATGGATAGGTCTTCTCTTGAATTCGCTGCTTTTGTGCACCTATCAAGTGTTGTGGAAAGATAGAGACCTTTCTAAAAGCAAAGGCTTCCATAATGTTCTTAGGATGCTGGGAGATTCGGAGCTGATACTTTTCAGGAGATAAATCCTTCTTCCACTTCTCTCTTAATGCATCAATAGCTGCGACAGCTTCTTCCACCTTAGAGTTTCCAAACTCATCTATAAAAGGAGGCATTGACCACTGTTCTGGAATGAACAATCCATTTTTTGCAACGGTACCCTTGTCATCAAGTAGATTCGTTTCTACAGGGTATATCTCATTGGATTCTGGATTAAGAATCATATTCTTAAGTGGTTCACACTGATCCAGATCTCCAACAGATCCTGCAGCAATAAAAAGACCCGTAGTAATCATACCGGATTTAAGTGACGGAAATAAGAATTCTACAGTCTGGTCCATTGTAGGAGCAACTCCAGCTTCTTCGTAAAAGAAAATAGTACAGGGTCCTCCAACACCACGAGTATCGCTTTGTTCAAACGACATTCCCTGAAGAATTCCTTTCAGACCCACTTCTCGAACTTTATTTCCGGTCTTTTCCTCAGTTTTTTGTTGCCATAGGGGATAACCTTTGGGATCAAAAGGTCTTATCCAGGCGGTATGTTGATTTAGGAAATCACGATACTCATTTAAGAATTTCCAACTTCCTTCAAGATTGATATAACCCTTTAGAGAAGCCCCTATTTTAAGTATAGGAGTTTCTTCAAACCATATTTGATTTATAAGCTTGGCACAGTGGAAATAAGAGGAAGCTATCTGACGTTTCTTGAGAATTGCCGCATGTAAATAATGAAGCTCGGCCAGCAAATCATAAAGGGCCATGTGATACTGGGCATCCCGGACTGAGGGGAAATCAAATTTTCTTTTTTCCTTATCGTTAATTGGAAGAAAATTCAGCCACATATAGTATTCACGGGGAAGATACCAAGTATCTTTTTTACCATGAAAGATGACCCCGCGGCGACACTTAAGTTTTTCAGTGTCCCAATAGGCCCTGAAATCCTTACTTAGATAGGGAGCATTACAGAAGAATTTATCCTTTCTGAACTTCTGTGCATTTACGTTGAACTCAAAAGAGGTTTCATCAAAATTGTATTTACCGGGTTCCTTAAAACAGGATAGAACAAAAGCGGTATACTCTTCCCGGGTAGCAAAACTAGTTTCACTCCACTGATGATTTTTCCAAGTTGGAATTATTATGTATGGCTCCTGACTCATCCATCATAAGCTTTCTCATGTCCTCCGCGGAGTCTGCTTTTCTGCTCTTCAGCCAAATCCTTAGCTACTCCTTTGAAGGATTCCCGGATATCCTGAAAATCTTTTGCTGCGCGTAGTAGGGAATTGATATTGCCGTCCCGACCTGCTGTAATTGGGCTGTTCTCCATATAATCAGCAAGTCGATCAAGCATAGTTTTGATACCATTGTAAGCCCGGACAGTAGGAGTTTCATATAGAGCATCGCATCTTTCCAGAGCTAGAGTTATTAATTCATCTTCAGATGAAAATGTAGCTTGTAGATCACGAAGAATGCTTTGCTCTTTATCTTCTTCAGGATAATTGAAATAAGGATTCAATTCTGGACTGGGACAGGTCATGTAGAAAAGATAGGCATATATTTTAAGGTAGTCCTCTGGATACTGTTCCATAATATCCTTAAGAAATCCTAAAGTATAACAATGCTCTGTTGCTATAACCTTGTCATTTTCTACATCAAAAAGTCGAATCATAACTGAGCAATTAATCGATTGAGAACATCATCAGAAGTGTGTCCATCCCAAAGACCTCTGTCTAAAGTCTCTGCAAACATAGTAACATTCCAAAACTCAATTGGTAAATGATAGGTGATCTGATCTCCATCTTCTTTGTGAAGTCCTAATAAGAACCATCCTTTACTTAGACTACCGTTTGCATCTTTAATACTACGCCAGACTTCAGCTTTCCCTGAAGAATGCAACTGTTTGCATAGATGTACAAAAAGCAAATTCCGGTGCTTATACAAGTCTTCAATGGTATGATAACCATCGCTAATCTCTCCGGGATCTAGGAGCTCTGCTCTAGAGAGATCCTGGATTAGAGAGTTTATGTTATCTATAGCACTCATGGCAGTACCACCCAATCTTCAGAAAGCATATCAGTTTGAGAGGCTAGCCATCCTGTAAGGATTTTATCATCAGCTGTTTTCATTCTGATAGAACCAAGACACTCAACCTCTCCCCCGGCAGCTTCAGCCAGAGATTTCAAATGGGGTTCTTTGCACCACTCAGCTTTTACCATAGCAGCAGGAAGAAGCCAGAGATACATACCTTTTCCATTCCACCCCTGGCGAGCTACTCTTTTTCCCACCTTGAGGCATCGAATCGCAAAATCAAACCCAAATTTGGGTTCACAGATCTCAAAATCTGTTCTACCCTCATACTTGTCAAACCAAGGTGTGTCAAGGACATCACCAGTCTTTGTGAAGACCTTAATAGTTTGACCATCTGCAAACCAGTAACCTTCCCACTCAGGGAGTTTTACTTTTTTTCCATCGATACAGGCTTTGATTGCTTCTGCTAATGTCATGCTTTGTTCGTTTTTAGTTTATGTTTGTTTTCGTGTAAATACTTAATCATGTCAGTCACCTCGCGCTTGAGATAAGGCACCCGATAAGGTGTAATGTTTTTGACTATAGGATCTCCACTAGAGTCTTTTTTGGTTATGGGATAATCATACTTATCAAAACCTTCTTCTTCAAATGTGATATGCTGAAGAATCATGTTCCGAGGAACTAAGTTATGATTGTGTTTAAGAATGATATACATGTATAGACTCAATTGAAGCGCATAGTGATTGAAGTTGCAATCATCCAGATGCATTAGTGGACCCAGCATTTTTTGAGAGAATCCTTCGTAATTCCTATAACTCTGGAGCTTGATTTCCTTATTGGTTTTGTAGTCAATGATATCTACATATTTACCAATAACCTCAACCCGATCAGACTGTCCACACAATCCTGCAGACTTTAGATAAACAAAATGCTCCGGGTAGATCCCGGGAGTAAGATTCTGCGCGGGAGCAACTTTTACTTCACCATTCCAGAGAGGTTTAATAATAGGTAGATCCAAACCTTCTCTTTTGATGGTATCAATTCCAATCAGATCAGACTCTCTCTGGTTGTGGTACCAAGTACCAAGTCCATTGGCTCTTTCCGATTCTTTATTCCACACTCCCTGAATTTCTTCAGGAGTCATATTATACCATTTGGACTTGGGGTTTTTAGAAGACTTGATAGACTGAGCTACTGGATCAAAGGTCTGCTTAAAAGCCGAAACAAAAGCTGTAATACTAATCCAGTCAATTTTCTCTTCGGGATCAGCACTTTGATACTGGTGATGTTCAGGCTTGAAGGTTACGGTCATTTTGAGTCAGGGTTATAATCAATTTCATCATATAGTTTATCCTCTTCACTCTGTTCAAGAACTGCACTCCATCTCGATCCACCAGGATGTGAACAGTGAGAAGCTAGTGATCGGGTTTTGAAAGAAAGTTTACAACCACACTCTCCGCAACCAGGTGTTCCCGGTACAAAGCACCCTTGTCCATCAGGTCTAAAATAGTCACAAGTTTTACAGATGACAAATCGTTCCTCTGCAATTTTCTCAATATAGTCTTTTTTAAGGACCGTATTGGTAATACCTTCCAGAATTTGTTTTCGATTCTTCCAGATATCAGCCAGTTTTCTTCCCATAGCGTTTTTCCAAGATTTGCTTTTTTCTTAAGATTTCTTGGTTGATCATGTCTTGTACTCGATTTAAACTAGCCAGTTCCT